AATTAGCATTGGTAGAACAGATTCAACGTGCTGGGCTATTAGACCAATAGAATCAGCATCGTTGTTTTTCCACTTAAACCAATAGCCATCTAATAGTTTTACAATATCAAGAGCATTAGTAACGTGTACTAAATCTTTCTTTAAGTTAATATCAGATTGTGAATAAAAGAAAGGTGATGTAACGTTACCAGTTGCATTAATTTCTGCAGCGCTTACTGTACCTGTAAACGTTGGTGATGCACTAAATACTAAATTACCAGTACCGGTTTCATCTGATATTACACTTGCTAATTCAGATGATGAAGTAGAACCAAATACATTTAACTTGTCAGTTAGATTGGCTTTAAGAGCTAAATTACCTGTAACTGCAGAAAAGACTCTCGCATTAGTATAGTATAGATTAGTAACTTCAGCGACGTTTGCAGTAGTTAAACTTGTTGTGTTAGCTTTATTACCGAGTTGAGTTATAACGGTAGCAGCAAAGTTGTTATCACTATTTAATGCTAAAGCAATCTCATTAAGGGTATCAAGCGTGGCTGGTGCAGAGCTAATTAAGTTAGCTAATTCATTACTTACATGTGTTACAGTAGCTAGTACTCTACCCCCTGCTACCGTACCATCATGAGCTCTTACGGTTTTTAAATCAGTATCAAAAGTTAACTCAGCTATTGCTCCAGTAAATGAAGAGTGACCTGCCGTTGTACCTCTTCTTATTTGAACTTGTGTTGCCATTAAATGCTCCCGTAATCATTGCTTGTTGTAATCGCCCCATCAATTAACCCGTAATCGATGGTTGACGCTACCGAAATTGTACCACCGGTTATATCAATACCAGCTCCTGCTGTAAATGCAGATCTTGCTCTTGTATTATTAAAGTAGAGATTACTAACCCCCTCTACTATTGTATCAGTATTACCTTGGGTAAAGCTAATTGTACCTGTACTGTTATTATAGTTAATAGAGCCTGAGGCAGTTATTGCAAGTCTAGCTCTTGCATTGGTAAAGTACAGATTGTTACGTTCAGTAACATTAGCAGTATCTAAAGAACCTGCTGCTACAACTGCTGCAGCTACCTGAGCATTTGATACTGTACCTGTAGCACCGCCAACAGATGTTACCCCGCCTGTAACTGTAATAATACCAGTAGAATTATCATAAGAGCCACTGCCTGAAACACTTAAAAGAGATCTAATATTGCTGTCAGTTAGTGATAAAGCAAGTTTTGCACTTGAGATACTATTACCACTGGTACCACCATGCGTGATCGATACGACCTCATCTGTCTGAAATTCAGCCAGACCTACAGCAGCATTTGAAGCATCAAATACTGTTCGTACAGGTGTTTTTGTTGTAATAGCCATTTTGGTTTAAAAGTAAAATAAAGCTCTAGCAGACTGAGTAATCGTGGAACCATTACTAAATGTAAAGTTCGTAAATACAAAATCGTCTGGATTAGCGCCAAAAGTAAAGTTAGTTGCAGTAGTATTTAGGCCTAGTTCTTTTGTAAAAAATGGCACAACCGTAGCGATCGCACCAGTATTACCAACTAATGCAATTTGCTTATCAGCGCCGTCAACTGTAACTTTTGAGTTAACCGGTAAAACAGCACCTGAAGAAGATATTGTAATTGTACCGGTTCCATCAGATGAAATTAAAGATCCACCTAGGTTAATTGTATTATTAGCAAGAAATAACGTACCCCATCTAAGATTTGCAGTACCTAGATTATATACACTATCAGCATCAGGTACAATAGCAGATGAGACTGCAAGTAAGTTTGCACTACCGCCTCCTCCGATGTTAGCAGTATTAAACGCAGCTGTAGCAGCCAGGAACGCAGTGTTTGCTTTATCGAAAGCAGGCGTTATTAAAACCTGGGCTCTAGAATTGGTAAAGTAGAGATTAGACCCCTCACTAATATTAGTTGTAGATAGTACTACTTCACCGGTCTGACCGTTTACGGAGTCAACTGCTCCACCAGTACCCCCGGTTACTGTTGCAAATTCTATCTTGGCATTAGCAGCATTGTATCTAAGGAACTTATTATTACCAATATTACTTGTATCAACGTCATCTAATCTTAGTAAATTAACTTCACCAGAACCAGGCCCTAAAGCAGCTATATTAGTTATTCTACTTTCTAATTGTTTAATCTTGTTACGTAATTCATTAAGCGATCTCATCATTGGATCAAGTTCAGGGGGCTCGAACGAGACCGCTTCCATCTGAACTTCTTTGGTAATGTGTTCAGAGGCTGCAACAATTAGGGGGCTAAGTTTTTCCTTAACCTTCTCTACAATTGGTTTTTCTTCAACTTTTTCTACTATTGGTTCAATTACCTCATCAGTAACTGTAGCCATTAACTCTTCAAGAGTTGGGGGCTTAGGGTAGTCAGTTGGTTTAAAATATTGTTGTTTTACCTCAACAACTTGCTTTACAGTTTCAACTTCATTTTTAAGCTGCGCTAATTGAGCTAGTAACTCTCCAAACTCATCACCGCGTGGTGTAATAGAGTCCATCAACTCTTTATGATCAGTAATCTCCTTAACCAAAGCAGGGTCAGGCACCTGTCCTAATGACAGAGCCATATTTACCAAAAACTGCTTTTCCTTAAGATTTTTCATTGACTTTCAGTTGCCTTGAGCGTATAATCTTTATGTGGACGGTTGAGAATTACCTCAAGAAATTCATTCTACTGAACTCTGCTCTATCTACTAACTTTGTTGGTCTATTATCTCTGATAGCAACATAACCTTCTGGTTTAGTAGGAGTACCCTTCATGGAGCTTTCGAACTTTGGCTTTGCTGATAACGCTTTAACTAATTGATTTTTAGCTGCTTGTAAGTGATGATGCATATCAAAGATCTTATTAAAGTTATCTTTATGCTTTTCTATATGAGCTAGATCGCCCTGCATTTTCTCAGTCTTAGTAGTTACAGCTTTAACAGTTTTAACTCCTGCAATACCTTTGGCGTGTATTCCTTTAACATGTTCGGTATAGCCTTCTACATTAGGTGTTGTACCTTCGCGTACCGTTTTATTAACGTATGTCTTTAAATGCTCTTGATGTCCTTCTAAAGCTTTATACGCAGTTTTCGGAGTTTCTTTAAATGTTCTAGTAGCTGTCTCTAGATGCTTTTTAAAAGTAGCATGTTGATCCGGAGTCATATTAGCATGCTTAGCGTCATCCGTTACATCGATAACATGAACGTCGGGATGAGCTTTAAATTTAGATGTATCGATACCATACTCGGCTTTTAAACCTCCAATAGTATCACCAGAGTATGCAGTATGAACTGCTACACCGAATTTAGATGTGGCAATTTTTTTACCTTCTGGGGATGAGGTCTTTGTAGAGTATTTAATACCAGAAGGATTAGCTTGGAAATGATACTTACCGCCCTCTTCAGTAACATCGCCGGTAGAATTAGTTTTATTCTTGATACCTGAATGCATTACATCACCCTGATATACTCCGGTTTTAGGAGATACCTTTGGTAAATGCTTTAGAGCTATTTTAAGTTTCTCTGCAAGGCCTGGTGCATGACCATGATTTCTATCTATATCTTCTTCTGTATGATTAATCTTTGGATCTTTGTTAAACGCTGATTTGGATGCTACAAAGAACTTACCAGTTTCTGGATGATGGCCAAATACAATACTAGGACTACCATCATACTTAGTTGTAATCTTTGTTTTGCTTGTCTTACCACTTAAATGATCATGAACGTCTTGTAGGTTATGATAAGCATGAGCAAAGCCGTCAAAGCCTGAATTAATAACATGATCTTCGGCATGTTCCAAATGCTTAAGCTTTTCTTCCGAAGCAGCTTCTTTTAAATAGAATTGAAATTTTATCATATGACTGTTAACCCGTTAGAGGGCTTACCTGCTAATCTGAAACTTGCCATTACGTCAATTGAAACTGGCTTACCAGGTCCACTTAACCCTCGAGGTTGAATTCTTACTTCTAATGCTGCACCCAAATTACTTAATATTGGTATTGACTTAGCGCCAAATTTTTCTAGTATTCCTTGCTTTACCTCTCTTGTTGCTGTACCAATGTCATCAATAAACCATACCTCATCGTCAATCATCATCATAAGCATACTGTAATCAGCATCAGAATTCTTTGACTTTTTAAACTTAGATTGGTAATGTTCTATAATTTTTTTACCAAGTGTAGAGTCTTGTATTTTGGCAAGTTGATAGTTGCTAGTTTTAGCGGCAAAGCTCTCAAGCTTCTTGCGTCTTTCTTTTTGATCTTTTTCAATAGTCATCATACCCGAGTATATCCTGGTTATTTTTGGATCAGCATATTTTTTAAAATCACTTAAAAGTCGTTT